GTTGATGATATTGTATATGTCGAACCATTAAATGTTACACCAATACCAGCACCTCCAGTAACACCAATAGTTGCATTCGTTGATGATATTGTATATGTCGACCCATTAAATGTTACACCAATACCAGTACCTCCAGTAACACCAATAGTTGCATTCGTTGATGTTATTGTATATGTCGAACCATTAAATGTTACACCAATACCAGTACCTCCAGTAACACCAATAGTTGCATTCGTTGATGATATTGTATATGTCGAACCATTAAATGTTACACCAATACCAGCACCTCCAGTAACACCAATAGTTGCATTCGTTGATGTTATAGTATATGTTAAACCATTAAATGTTACACCAATACCAGTACCTCCAGTAACACCAATAAGCGATGATATTGTATATGTCGAACCATTAAATGTTACACCAATACCAGCACCTCCAGTAACACCAATAGTTGCATTCGTTGATGATATTGTATATGTCGAACCATTAAATGTTACACCAATACCAGTACCTCCAGTAACACCAATAGTTGCATTCGTTGATGTATTATATGTGATTTCCTTAGTTGTAGTATTATAATATAAAGGTGATCCAACAGTATCTGAACGAATTGGTGAAACATAAAGAGAAGAAGTTTGACTAGATACACCTAAAAGAGGTGCTCCACTCGCATTTAAAATTATTGTATTATCTGCTTGCGATAAATTGGAATTATATCCAGCTTGATTACCTATAGCTATAGAATTTAGTCCTTGTCCAGTATAACCAGCTCCTGAACCTATTGCTATAGAATTTGCTTTTTGTCTAGTAAAACCAGCATCTGTACCTATTGCTACAGATTGTGTTCCTTGATTATTTTCACCAGCTCCATCACCTATTGCTATAGAATTTCCCGTTAAACCACCTTGTCCAGTAAAACCAGCTGCATAACCTATTGCTATAGATTTTGTTCCTTGATTAGAAAAACCAGCTTGTGAACCTATTCCTATAGAATGTGTTTGTTGATTAGTAAAACCAGCTGAACTACCTATTGCTACAGAATTTGTGTTTTGCCCAGTATTACCAGATTGAAAACCTATTGCTATAGCAGCTGCTTTTTGATTATTTTTACCAGATTGTGAACCTATAGCTACTGATTGTGTTCCTTGATTATCAAAACCAGCTTGTGAACCTATTCCTATAGAATGTGTGTTTTGCCCAGTATAACCAGCTTCACTACCTATTGCTATAGAATTTTGTTTTTGATTTATATAACCAGCTGATTCACCTATTGATATACATCGTGTTTCTTGATTTTTATTACCAGAATTTATACCTATTGCTACTGAAAATGATGCTTGATTTTGATAACCAGCACTAATTCCAATACCTATTGGATCTATAGAAAAACTAGAAGCTAAAGCTGAATTTGTTATCGTATATGTTGAACCATTAAATGTTACACCAATACCTAGACCTCCAGTAATACCAACTGTAGAACCAATACTTTTTAAAGAATTCCATCCAGTTAATCCATTACCAATTTTTAAAGTTGATGTTGTTATATCAAAACCAGGTTCTCCTTGTAATAAAGTAGGATTTACTGCCCATTCACTCGATGTCCCTGATTTTAATTTAAAAGTAACATCTTGTGTTGTCATTTTTATTATATAGAAGTAGGTTTTCCTCCATTCAAAATTTTCGGGAAATTTGATGAAGGAGAACCACCATTATAAACATTTGGAAAATTCAATAAAGGAGAACCACCGTTATAAATTATATTTAAAACATCTGGAATACATTTTTTATTCCAACAATATAGTCTACCATTTCTAAATTGTTGAAATACTTTTTTAACTTCTGGACTTGTTTGTAAAACAGTATATTTAGGTTTCCATCTAATCGAGGCCATTTACATTTTCATTAGATTTTTTATAATAATCTGCATAACTTAATGTAGGTTGAGGTGGTTTATTATTTATTACTGGATCAACATATTTTTGAAATAATTTTTGTCCAATAATTACAGAAGCTTCATGTTCTGTCATTTCACCTTTTTCTATTTTACGTTTTAATCCTAACATATCAAAAAATGTATGATCTAATTTTCCATTCATATGCATATTAAAAATAGTAGGAAAATCATTAAATAATTTTAAATTATCTTCTTTAATTTTTCTTGCCCATTCTTGTGGATTTTGTTCTTTTAATGAACGATATTTACGAAAAGATGTATCCATATCACGCACTAATGCTTGAATTTCTATAGCTGATAATGTTGTCATTTGTTTCTTTCTAATAAAATAATATGAGTTTAAGTGGCGCACCATTATCAACACATTCGAATGGTATGATTGTAGCGAATGGTTTACCTCAACAATTTAATGGTCATCAACAAAATATTACAGGTGGATTACATAATCATGCTGTTCAAAAAACATTAGAATCTACAAAAGCACAAGCTTCTCATGCAAAAGAAAGTGGAGCTGGAATGAGAGGTGGTTCTAAAAAAAGAAGACGTCGTATAAAAGGTGGTCTAGCTGCACATATACCATCTGTTCCAGAAGGTGGTTCAATTTCTGGTGTAACATTTGAAGGTAATCATATGAACTTATTAAATACATTAAATCAATCAAAAGCAAATCAAACTTATGATGGACAACAAAATGCACAACCTTATAAGGTTGGAGGTTCAAGAAGAAAAACGAAGCGTAAAACAAAGAAGAATGTCAGACGGAGAAGACGCAACTTATCAAAGCGTATTATGGGGAACCGTAGGTAGTATTTTAGTAATTATTAGTTTTTTACTTTTAGCAACAAATGATACATTAACATATTTTAGTAAAGATGGTTTAATATATTGGTTATGTGGATTAACAGTATTACAAACATTCACATTTTTTTATATGTTATCTCTTCATTTAATTATATCAGAAAAACCAAAATTAACTTCTATGATTCCTACAGTAAGATGATATATCAAAATAAAATGTTAAATCTTTATTAAAACAAGTAATTTTTTTTTCTTTTTTTTGTAAAAGTAAAGTAAATTCTTTTTGATTATTATATAAAAATAATTCATCTATATTTTTCATAGACATATATCTAGATGCTTTTTTTGAAAAAAAAGAATGTAAATCTTTTATAACTTCTGGTGGAGTTTTTTGTTCACGAAGAAGAATACGATCTGTTGCAGTAATTTCATCTGTATAAATTATACAAACAACTGTTTTATAATTAGATTCTTTCATAGTTTTTAAAATATTAGTTATAATTTTTATACCACCACATGTAGCAATATAAACAAAATTATTTTTCTTTTCTATTGTTTTATAAACTTCTTCTAATGTATTTTTTGATCGTTCTTCATGATCTTTTTCTGATCGTTTATCTGGATCTAATATTAAAATATCACTTAAAGTTGTAACTTTTGTTACTATTGATTTAATATTTGTAGATTTTCCAACACCAGGTGGACCACAAATTAAGAATCCTATCATTTATTTACTGTTAGGTATATATTTTAGTATTAAAGATAAATGATTCATTAATTCTTTACATTGTTCTTTTGTTGTTATACCAGTAAGAATAATTTTTCCAGTACGAAATATTTTTACTGTCATTTTATTTTCAAATTGTATTTTTATACCTGGATAAACATCTGGATTATAAGTAACATTAATACCTTCACGTTTTAAAGTATTATAAAATATTTCACGTGGAATTGTAATTAAGGGATTTAATTGTGTTGTATAATTCATAAGAACAACTCTACGTTTTAAAATTTCATATGTTTCTGGTTTATTAATAATAGCAGAAGAACATGAATTCCAAAATTCATTACATAAAATATTCATACAAGAAGAATCATACGAATCATCAAGAACACCAGTTAAATGAAAGACACCATTTTGAAATATTTTTACAGTAATTTCTTTCAAAGGAAATTTTCCATTCCCATTATTTAATAAAACTATTGTAATAGAATTATGTCCAAATCCAGTTTTACTTTTTGATTCTTTTTTTGAACGTCTTTTTATTTTATCACGTGAACTTTCACCTTTTCTTAATATACCACGTTTTTCAATTTTTATAATATCTTTTGTTAATTGTAAAGTTTCAAGTAATTTATCAGTATCTAGTTTAAAATTCATATTATATAAAACAACCATAGTAGAAAGTTTAGGTTCATTCATTCTTTTTTTTTTAAGAATTAATTAGAGAAAGAGAATGAATTTCGTTTTTCCAAGACCATGGTAAACTTTCTAAATGAAAAACAATTAAATGACAATTAAATTTACGTATACATTTACGTATTCTAGCTTCATGTTTTAAATCTAACATAAACCCAGGTTCTAAAAATCCAAAAAAAATTGTACAATCTTTTTTATGATCATATAATTTATCACATTCATCAGCTAAATTTTCTGATGAAATTGTTGAGAAATCTATTTCACATTTTTGTCTAAGAGTATCAACATTAATAAAATCTGTATATACATTTAACATTTTAAATTAAACAACATAAAGTTTCTTTAAATTTTAATCTTTCGAAACTAACATAGAAATAGATGAACAACATGCAATAATTGTAGTACCTATTAGAAATCCAACTGTGAATGGATTTGGTAATACAATTGTTACAATTAATGCACATATAGCTGTAAAATTAGAAATAAGAAAGAATTGTTTTTTATTAGTAAAAGACATTTAAACAATTAAGTATTGTTTTTATGACAAATAAAAAATAGAATTCGTTTTTTAATGATTTATTCTATACATAATTAGGTAGAGAATAAATATTATAAACCCAACAGTAAATAACATGTTGTTGAATTCTTTATTTGAATAACAAGTGAGTTTTAGTCTGGAATTATCCGAAATACAAATACCGTTCCAATCATTATCAATACCAATAAATGTAGTTGACATTCTATGTTTTTTTTAATAAAAGATTGAAAGGAAAAATAATAAAATCCATTTTTATACAGATTTTAGTGCATTACCAGGTGGATTATTAATTGCTGGAACAGATCTTAATCCATTATTTAATTTATATGGTGAAGATCTACCTTTTGTTAAAGAAGCTACACCACGATGATTAATTCCACTAGGTATTTTTCTTAATGCACTACCAACTTTTGGTGCACGAGAACCTGGTAAAGTTCCACCACCAACTTGTTCTCCTGTTCTAGCAGTTTGTAATTTAGCAAATTCTAGATTGTATGGACGATCTGGTTTATCAATTTTAATAATATCTTTAGGTACTAAACCATCTGCTTCATTAGAAACTTTAGCATTTCCTTGAGTAAATACTGTTGAACATACAAATGAATTTTGAGAACCATATTGTGTTCCTTGTCCACCTTTCCAAGCTTCACGTGATTGAATACCTAAACCACGTTTAATAGAAGGTAAATAATCAACAAGTTGTGTTTGAACTTGTGGTTGAAATATTGATGCACAATCAGATACATATCCCATATTTAATCCATTTAAAGATAAATCAGAATTACCTTTTTGAGAAACAATTTGTGAAGCTGGTGTTTGAGTTAAACATGTATCATATTTTCTTTCTATTTTTCCTCCAGAAAAAACATCGTTTGCAATAGATCTTGCTGAACTATACAAAACATAATTTGATACATCTTGATTACGTCCACCATATCCAGTAGATTTATAATTTTCAACTTTTTTATTATATGAAGAAGTTCCAGTATTAGAAGGATCAGAATTATTTGTTATAATATGATCACCTAATCCAGATTGAATTGATGTAGCTAATTTTGTTCTCCATATTACAGATGATACATCTGGATTTCTCATTTGTGTATCAATAATTTGTGGAGAATTAATTTTTTTTCGTCTCATAAAATCAGCATATGACATTTTTATTTCTATTTAAGATAATTTAAATTAAATCAATATGAGTTAGAAAATGTCTACGACAACATTCTTTTTTTAAATCAAGTTCATCTAATGCTTTTCCTTCTGGTGTTTTTTTAAGTTCTTGTGTAAGATATTGTAATTCTTCTGTTTCAATACCATCTTCTTTTCTATATTCTTTTACAAGTTTTATATATGGTAACCATTTCCCAGCAAGAATATTATTACATGTAAAACAACGTATAGGAATAATCATGATTTTTTATTTATACTTTTAAAAAGAAAGAAATATGTATATTCCATTTTTTATATAGTTATAGAAATAAGAAACATGAAACAACAAGATTTATTAGCTTCTTTTATATTAATTGGAATTTTTGTTTTTTTACAACTAACAAAATCTACTTTATTATTAAATGTTATGTCAACTTCACGTGAAATTACTATTTTATTAGCATTAAGTTTTATCATATATATTCATAAAAAAGGATATCATTCAACATCATTACTTTCATCTCTATTTCTTATATATTTAATAAAAACTTTATGGATAAAATGGCCATATTCACCAGAAAATAGATTACAAATAGAAGTACAAAAAGATAAAGCAAGATTTGATCCTTCAACAAGTATAGATTTACAATTTGCTAATAAAAGTGTTCGTCATAATTTACCTGTATTATTAGTTCAACCATATTTTCCAGATTTATTAAAATTTCCACCTTCATCTTCTACATTAGAAGAATTGAATGGTTCTTAAAATATAAGTTTAGCAACTATAGCAATACCAATTAACATATAAATAGTTTGTGAATGATCTTGAAAAATAAACGAACCATTCAAAAATAAATAGATATAATAACAAAGAATTCCTAAACAAAACCACCAAAATAATCCCATTTTCTTTTTTATATTTACCATATAATATATAATTCTTTTGTACTCCAATATTCAGATTTTCCATTAGGAAATCTACGATGTATAAGAAAGGGAAGTTTTTGTTCTAAAATTTCTTTTTTTGCAAGATTCCATATAAATTGTGGATCATCAGTTTTCATAGATTCTATTGAAACGAATGGTCTTGCACCTTCTGCTAATTGTTGTGCTCTTGTAGCTAATAAACATGTATATTCATATTTAGAATAATATGGTAAACCAATACGATCTTTTTTTTCTGTATCTATAATTTGTTGTCGTGTAATACTTGAAACTTCTGGATGTATAATTTTTGAAGTTTCACGTAATTCTTCCATTTTCTTTTTGTACTATATTTAATGAAATTAATATTTATATTCCATTTTTAATTAACAGCTGATTGTTTCCATATAGTATCACAATGTACACATTGATACATCCAAATTAAATTTTGTTGATCAATTTTTAATCCTACAACTTCTTTTTCACTACATTCTTTTGATGGACATACAATTTCAGTAAATCTTGGTAATGTAGGATCATATTTCAAATAAGGATTTAAAATTAGTTTTTCAACAGTTGTTTCTTTTAAATTATGTTCATATACAATAGGATTATTTTTATCAAGATGTTCTTTATAATCACATTTTCTACATTTTAAACATGCAAATTTTTTACCTTCTTTATTTAATTCTTCATCTAAAGTATATAATATATTATGACATGCTGGACAAAATTTCATTTCTTTTTTTAAACTTATATAAGAAAGAAATATATAAATTCGTTTTAAGCTTAAAAAAGCCCCATCCTTTCATACTGATGATACGGAGGGGGGAGAAGAAGAAGGAGAAGATTTGCATGTTCTGTAGATGTTACAAAGACACCATAAGAAAGAAGCGAAAAGAATTATTGCAAGGAAAATCCATGCAACGACGGCTGTTCCATTACCAAAGTTTCTTTGTTGGGTTTCTAAGTCTTCTTTATTCACACAGTCTTTAAAAGCTGATATGGTAGAGTTTACAAGAGAACATTCTGCTTGTATACCTAGAAAGAATCCTAAAAGGAGGAGATGAAACATGATGGGACGGTTGTTAAAAACTTTTATCTTTATAAATTTGAAATCCGTTTTTTTGTTTTTTTAGTATCTTTAAAAGTTCGTAATGTTTTATTTTTTAATCCTAAATATTTTAAATATAATTTCCATGATTGTATAGATTTTAAAGAATTTTTTAATTTACATGAATTTAAAAATTCAATTTTTCTATCAAAAAAAATTTCTTTTTTTACAAATAATAATTTTATATTTTCAGTAAATTTATTTTTATCAATTAATTTTGTTAATTTTATACATAAATCTTTCATTTCTTTACAATTAAATCCATACCATTCATTAAAAATATCTTTTTTATAATCAGAATCATTATATGTAATTTCATTACCATTCCATCCTATTGATGTTATAGGTCTCCATAAATCCCATGTTGAATCCCATAAAAATAAACTTCCTTTTAAATTTAAATAAAAAGTATCTTGATGTTTTATAACATCCATTCTTATTTTTGTTGAGGAAATATAAGAATGGAAAAATTCCGTGGTTCTTTTTTAAAAATACCAAGAAGTAAAGATTGGAAATTAATTGATGAAACTAATAAATATTCAGAAAAACAAAGAAAAAAATGTCAATCTATTACTGGAAAAGAATGTACATTATATCCTTTTCCTATAGGTATGAAAGTTTTAGAAATATTTAAACCTCTTAAATGGTTAGATCCATGTGCTGGTTGGGGTGATAGGCTCAGATGTGCAATTGCATATGGATGTAATTATGTAGGAGTTGATACAAATAAAGATATGGAATCTGCATATGAAAAAATTATTGATGATCTAGGAGATCATAAAAAAGTAAAAGTAAAAATTGGAAGATTTCAAAATATTCGTATAGATGAAACTTTTGATTTAGTATTTACAAGTCCACCCTTTTATACGAAAGAACTCTACGCTCATATGAAAGTATGGGAAACTGTAGATGAATTTATGACTGAATTTTTAAGACCATTATTACGTAAATCTTATAGACTTCTAGATAAAAAAGGTCATTTAGTTTTATATATTGAAGATCATGTTGTAGAATCATTCATTCCTATAATGAAAGAGTATGCAAAAGAATTATGATTTATTTATGAAGGTGCATTATATTATGAAGGGTTTGGTAGACCTAAACCATATTATGTATGGAAAAAAATCTAAAACGGAATATTATTTTTATTAAATTTTTTTCTTTATAAAAAAAAAAGAATGACAGATACATCTTTTCTAATTCAATTAAATACAAAAAAACGAAAATGTATGGATTTGGACTTTTATCCAGAAGGTGAAACTCCAAATTCAATAATGGATTGTGATCCAGAATTTATAAGAATATGGGCTTTAAATGTAGCACATCAAACTGTTAGAAAAGCAAGTATGTTAATACTTTATAAAGATACAGATATTCTTAAATATAAAAAAGATTTACAAGAATTTGTAAAAGATTTAGATCCATATAAAGAAAAATTATTTGATAACATTATTGATTATATTAAAAAAAAGATTTAAGTTCTCCATATCTTGTTCCATAAACACTAACGTTTAAAGGATTACTTATAGGAGGTGCAAAATTTTCAATATCTTTTTTATAAAACATATAAAAATCAACTTCTGAATAAATTTTTGCTGATGCATATCCAACAACACGTGCATTTAAATCAGCTAAATCTTCAGTAATTGTATTTGGATTATTACGTCCAAACATTAAATAATATGATCTCATAATTAATTTTATATCATCTTCATTTTGTTTATCAATTTTATATTTTCCTCCAGACATTTGTGAAACTTGTTCTTGAATACGTTGTTGTAATACATTAATATTTGATTGATTAAAAAATGCAGTATTTAAAGAAGTTTCAGTATGTATATGACCAATCATTTCTTGTCTTATATCATGTCCTTCTAAAGGTGGTCTTGAATCATATAAAGATTGTTTCATAATACGATGTGGTTCATTAAAATTTGGTATTCTACCAGAATTTTCAGGTGCTGGAAATTGTTTTGATGTTGATGTCATATTATATTTATTTTCAATTTCAGAAGGTTGTATAAAATTCATTTTAATTCTATTAAAGTATTTTTTTTTCTGGATATCCTAATCCATCCCATACAGCATTAATATATTTAATATCTTCTAATGTAGGTTCTCCAGAAGGATAAGCACGTTTTGTTAATAAAATAAAATAATACATCATAGTACCTTCTAATGTTAATGTTTCATTAACAATATGGGAAGATGATCCCGTAAATAAAAGACCATAAGTAAAATTTTTACCGAATTTTTTATCCATAAATGCTAATAAAGATTGAAAATCTGTTATGATTTCTTTTAAAAATTCTTTTGAATTAAATACGAGAGCCATTTATTTTTATTTTAAGGGGTGGGGATATAAAAAATCTCATTTTCAACTTCTTGTCTAAATAAAAAGTATAACAACAAAATGTCCGAAATAAAACCTACTGCCGATTTAGAATTTCAATACGTGTTTGAAGGAACTGCAGCACAAACTACTGAGATGACAGTTCTTGGTGAATCTGTCACTTCTTCAGATTTTGACCAAGAAATTGTAGTTAGTGTAGGCACTACTGTTATGAATACTTTAATGGTAGTTGGAACTCAAGCAACGACTGGTATAGGATATCCAGAAGTTACTGCAAACTTTCACGTACTTAGTACTGCATTAAATGCTGCCTATACACAATTTAAAGACGTAGATCCCGTCTTACCCGGTACCACATTTGCCGATCTTAGTACACAAGGATATTCTGATACCTTACAAAAAGTTTTTGCTAGTGAAACATTCTCGTTTGCTTCAAATCCTTTAGGATCAATTCCTATTGAATCTGTAAAGAAAGTTGATTATTCTGGTGCATTAACATTAAAGAATTCTGATGATGTAACAGCAGCTGTATTAGTTGCTACGGATAGTTTATCTGGTGGATTATTACCTCCTTCTCTCGTCGCTCCAGATAGTGATACTTTAACTGACGATAAAGAAATTGCTGTAAGAAGTTTATATTTACAAGCGTTAGCTGCTGATAAATATCTAGCAGCATCTTCACCAGCGATTGGTAATGAACCAACCTCTCAAGCAACTTCCGCTGGATTTGTTTTTGCAGCTGGTGATAGCGTATCTTTTTTTACTAAATTATATTTAACTAAAACTCGTAAATTTATTCCAGATACTTCCGCCACTTCTACGAATAGTAATGTACTCTCATTTGCGGTTGATGGTTCTAATGTAGTGATTGGTGATGGGAATACAACGGATGATGAATATAGTTCCACCCCTCTCCCTTGGACTATAAAGTGGAAAGTAGTTGTTGCTTAATAATAAATGTATAGAACAACTAAAAATAAACCTTTATTAATGACAGTAGTTCCATTAGGAAGTTTTAATGTAGAAACAAGACCAGAACCTTATAAAGATGAAAAAATTAAAGTTATACAATTATTAACTGCATATATTAAAGGTAAAGAAGAACGTGATGTAATTTATACAGAATTAGAAAAAGTAAAAAAATCAATTTCTTAATGTTTCATATAAAGAAGAATTAAGAACTTCTGTAGCTTCTAATGTTAAAGAAATATCACCACCCATTAAATTAATTAATTTTCCATATTCATCAAATAAAGATATTTTAAAAGAACTTATATTTGTAGGTTGTTTTAAATCAAATGTTTTTGTTATTAAATTTGAACCATCTTCATAAATAATATCATTTTTATTTACATTTACAATAATTTTAGCAAATGCTGATATATTTGTATTTCCATTTGATTTATGTTTAATATTTCTCCAATCTGGATGTAAAGATAAAAAAATATAATTAGAACCTAATATATCTGGAAAAGCAATAGCATTTAATGTTGATAATAAAGGTGTAATTCTTGTAGAAGATGTAAAACTTTTCTCTCGAAATCCTAAATTATAACCAATACCCCAATTTTCTTCTCTTGTATTAAAAATACCTTGTGAAAAATCAAATTGAAAAGGTGTAGAATTTGTAAATGTAAATAAACTTGTTATACTATTAAATGTAATTACAAAATTTTGTCCTGTAACGGTATTAATTATAGATGTTAATTTTGTTTGTAAACAATTATCTAAATTTACATCTAATGAATAATTACCATCAGGTAATGTAATTTTATATGTAGAAGTATTAATAAGAATTGAAAATGTTGTATTTCCTTTTTCGGATGAAAATGTATACCATGTATTAGGAATTTCAATTGAAGATACTGTTAAAGAAACTACATTTTTAATTGGACTTATTAATGTATACATAAAATTATTTTTTGGATCTGCTTTTTTTGTTCTAAATCTTGAATCAATATTTAAAACATGTATTTGAACAGATTTATTATATTGTACTGATGTAGTATGTTCAGTATTTGTATTTGGTAATTCTTTTAAATGAGAAGCTTGTTGATGAGAACCACCATATCTTTGAAAATCTTCTTGATCATCTAATTCATCATGATTTTTTCCATGTGGTTCTACATCATCTTCATATTCATTATGATCAAGAAAAAGTTCTCTTGGACTTATATAGTCTTCTCTTGCTTCTGAATCATTTTCAGCAAGTAGTTCAAGATATGTTTTTTCCATTTAAATAAATACTATGAAATGTTTCTAAATCATCTAACCATAATGTTTCAATCGTTTTTTTTTCAAGAGTTTCAATTTTCTTTTTTAAAGATTCTAATTCATCTGTATGTTTTTTTATATTTTGTATTGTTATACTTTTAAAAGGTAAATCTAACAAATAATCATAACCATCTATATTTATAAATTTTTGTTCTTCAAGTAATTTAATACATTCTTCATATGTTTTACGTTTTAAATCTGGTATAGGCATATCAAAACTTTGTTGTTTAATAAATCGAACAACATTTTCATGAAAAGGTAATTTTTCTTTAAATACTTTCAATACTGTTTCTTTTCTTTGTTTGTATAATTCTAATCTATATGTACAAAATTCTTCTAATAATTCAAAGAAAGATGTATATTTTTGTATTTTATTCTTTGAATTGAATGCGTGCATATTTGTTAATTTTAATTTTGTTTTTAATGATTTTTCTATATGTTTAATATTTGTTGATGAACATTTTAGTTTAAAATTTATTATTGTATCTGTAGATGTATCATCATAATCTTGTAAGATACCTTCTTGAACTTTTTGATCTAACCATTCTTTATAATCAGATGTCCATGTTTCAATAGGTAATTCACTAATAATATAATAATCTTTTTCTTGTTTTAGTATACCAGAAACATTCAAATCTTTATCAATAGAACCTTTAAATCCACGATACCATGGTTCTATTTCAATATCTTTTAATGTAATTTCTTTTTGTAACCATTTTTTTAAACCATCAATAATTTTATGAGGATTACATTGTGGAATAAATGTTGAATAACCAGTTCCAATACCACGAGCACCATTAATAAGTAACATAGGTAATATAGGAGCATACCATTCTGGTTCTACTTTTAAACCATCATCATCTCTATATGTTAAACAATTAAAATCATCTGATGGTAGTAAAGATGATAAATATGGTTGCATAAATGTATGTATATAACGTGGAGAAGCTGCATCTTTACCACCTTGTAATCTTGTACCAAATTGTCCTTCTGGAACAAACCATGGAATATTTTGTGAACCTACAAATGTTTGTGCCATACCAATAATTGTATCATTCAAAGATGCTTCTCCATGATGATATCCAGAATGTTCACTCACATAACCAGCAAATTGTGCAACACGAATTTCTGATTTCAAATTACGTTTCAAAGCTGAAAATAAAATTTTACGTTGTGATGTTTTTAAACCATCCATAACATTAGGTATAGATCTTTCTAAATTATAATTTGAGAAATGAATTAAATCTTTATGAACAAAATCTTCATAAGAAACATTAGGTGTATCTGTAAGAATATTTGAACTTTTATGTCCAGATAACCATTCTTTACGATTATCTGCCATAGATTTATCAAATGCTAATTCAATAGATTTATTTGAATTATCTGTATATGAAAATTCTACAATTTTTGGTTCTTTAAAATATTCACATGATTCTTCACGTGTTGATGTACCTAATCCTTTATAATATTTAATTTTCCATCCAGTATTACGTTGTTTCCATACTTCATATTCATATTGTGTATAAAAGCATATTGTTTTTGAATGTTTTGATGCTTTGACTATTGGTGTACTCATAAAATTTAGAAATCCTTTCGTTTCAAATAAAGAATGCCATAATTCATGAAATAAATTAATAAGTAAACCACGTATATGAGAACCATCAAAATCTTGATCTGTCATAATTAAAATTTTTCCATATCTTAATGAACGAACATCTGTATATTTTTTTCCAGATTCTAGACCAATAATTTTTTTTAATTGAATAATTTCTTCAGTTTCTGAAATTTTTTTCATAGAAATATCTTTTACATTTAAAAGTTTACCTCTTAAAGGATATACACCAAAACGTTGTCTTTGTTCTTGTGATAAACCAGATAATGCCATAGCTTTTGCTGAATCACCTTCTGTTAGAATTAAAATACATTCATGACTTTTTGATGTTCCAGCTAATGATGCATCATTCAATTTTGGAACAATAATTTTAGATGTTTTTTTACCATCTGTTTTTTTTTCATCTTTTTGATCTTTTTTTTCTTGTTCTTCTAAAACTTTTGAAAGAATATTTAATTTTAATAATTTTTTAAGAAAATCATCTGATAATTTACATGAAACTTTTGTTGTCATAATTTCTTTTGTTTGTGATGAAAAGGATGGATTTTCAATAAAACATGTTAGAAAGATACCTAATGAATCTTTAATAAAAGCTGGTTTTACTTTTATTTTCTTTTTTGTTTCAATATATGTAACAAAATAAGAAACAATTTGATTTGTAATTTCATCAATATGTTTTCCTCCACGTGTCCATATACCATTCACAAAAGATATTTGAAAGAATTTATCATTTGGTGAATCTGTTACACAAATATTCCAATATTGTTGTGGTGTATCACATATAACAAGAGATTTTTCTGGTAAATATTTCAAAGAATATTGTTGTAAATCTTTACATTTTATAACTTCAGAATTCCATGAAACTTTAACATTTCCTACTGTCATAGCAAGATCATAAACTCTACGTTTTATAAAAGATAGAAATGAATCTGGTATTTTAGACCAACCAAATTTTTTAAAATCTGGTATCCATGTAATTTCAATATAAGATTGTTTTGATTTTGTTATTGTAGGTATTCCAATTTTTGTCATATTTTTTTCAAATATTTGATGATATTTATCAGTAGAATTACAAATTACAACTTCAAATTTTTCAGAGAAAATATTTACAAGTTTTGCACCATATCCATTCTTACCACCTACAAGTTTTTTTTCTGATTTATCATAATTTGTTGATGTTAATAAATCACCAAAGATTAATTGTGGTATTGGTATTTTATATTCTGGATGTTCTCCTATTGATATAGGTTCACCATCATTACGTATTTTAAATGAATAATTATCCATTAGAATACTAATATGTTTGACGGGATTAACAGAATTTTTAGAACGTAATCTTACAACATGATCATGTGCATTAACAAGTAATTCATCAATAAGTTTATAAAATCCAGGATTATATTCAATTAATTCAAAGAATATTTGTGTTTCTTTTAAAACATGATGTTCTTCTTTAATTGTTTCTATACTTCCTATATACGTATCTGGTAATTCATAAATATGTTCACGATGAGTATGTTTTTTATATTCCATTCTATTTCAATTTAAAAATTATATGACTGGTAATACCTAAATCCGTTTTAGAGAAAGAAGATACACGGTAAAATTACTGCATAAATTCTTGCAAGAATAAGAAGAGGAGGGTTCTTGAATAAAAGCAAAGCCAATAAAAGACTGAGAGGATATGACATAATTAAAGAGATTGCGAATATCCTTCTTTTTGGGTCCATAATTGCGATAGGAATACTCTTTTTTTTTCTAGAAATAAAAATTCCGTTTTTAAACCCAAAAATTCTCACGTGGGCTGTACGTAAGAATTCTCTGCTTTTTACAGCAGTATCCTATTCAGAGAAGGAAGGATTTGGGAGGGGAGGGGAGGGGAGGAGGGAGGATCCATCGGAGAGAAACTCTTCCACACGATTAGAGAAGAGGGAGTAGGGAGATGAAACCTTGCCATCGTCGGGACCAAGAAAATCTTCTAAAGTTGGGGAGGAAGCATAGGATATTGGGGACATCCTATGCTCGTTGTCCACAAAAGAGGCGAGAATATTTCTTGCCAATTCCTCGGCTTCTTCAGGAGTGGGGAAGGGGGAAGGAGAGGGTGGACCATCTGCATAATCCCCATTCTGAGGAACTGGGAAAAGGGAGGAAGAGTCAAGGTCCTCAGGGGAAGAGGACTGTTCTGGTTCGGAGACTATCACGTAGCACGACATGCTGTTGTGAGGAAGAGGGAAGGGAGGGGAGGGAGGTGGGAGGGAGATGGGATCGATATTGTAATGCTTGCAGAAATTCTCGTCCCTGTCGATTTTCTTGAGAGAAGAGAGGATGGTGCGAGAAGGAGGGGGGAATATCTCATCCCTAACCACTCCAACAAGACCACCAACAACACCACCAACAAGACCACGAAGGGAGGAGAGGGTATTTTGTAAAGAAAGCATCTTTTACGAAAGTTTGTGCACTAGATCGAACAGCCTAATGCGTTGAAAACCCATATCCTTAGAAAAAAATAATCCGTTTTTAATATAGAAAAAAAAACGAAAATAGTTTTCTTATTAGAAACATTTATAAAAAGAAAGAAAGATGGTAATATTACAACCAGTAACATGGAAAGAACATGATGATAAAAAATATGTTGTTGATGTTTATGGCCGAACTCATGAAGGTGATATCGCACGAGTTCGTCTTTCTGGATTCAAACCATATTTCTATATTCGTGAATTAACAGATTTAACAAATATTAAAACTAAAAATGGGTATTCACCAAAATATTCTGTAGAAAAAGTAGAAAAATTAGATGTTATTCAAGGATTTAATTCATTACAAAAAGAAAAAGTGTATAAAATATCATTTGATACATTATGGGGATATAAATTATTTGCTAATGAAATAAAAAAAACTGCAAGTAAAACTCAAAAAATTTATGAATCTAATTTTCCACCTTATTTAAAATTAATTCATGAACAACATATAAATCCAGCATCTCCATTTGAATTTCAAACAAATGAAAAAAAATCTGGTATTTATGATTCTTATGATATTCATTATTCAAAAATTAAATTAAAAGAATGTAATATTCCATTATATGTTTTAGCATATGATTTAGAAGTTTATTCCGAATCTGGATTTCCAGTATCTTCAAATCCAACATCTGAAATTATGCAAATTGGTATATCTACAAGATGGACAGATAATCTTTTAGATCCTATTGAAAGATTTGTTCTTGTTGTAGGAGAAGCAAAATCAGAAGATTCATCTTTAAAATATATTTGTTGTTCTTCTGAAAAAGATCTTTTAATAAAATTTCAAGATTTAATTAAAATTGAAGAACCAGATATTATTACTGGTTATAATACATTTGGATTTGATGATGGTTATCTTGCAGATAGATTTCAAAGATATAAATTAGATTTACAATTAGGAAGAGAAGATACAGAAAAAAAAATTATTTCAAAAACATTTGAATTAGCATCTGGAAAATATTCTGTTCAATATTTAGATTTGAATGGACGTCTTTCTTTAGATCTTCTTTTGTATGCAAGACGTGAATTTAATTTAGATTCTTATAAATTAGATAATGTTGCTGGTGTATTCTTACGTGATAAAGTTCAAGATATTCGTATTTCAGAAGCTCCAACTAGAATGTTTGAAATTCATACAAAATCAACACGTGGATTATTTAAAGGAAATTATGTAAAATTTGATATTGTTACAAATACATCTAATCCTTATGCTGAAGGAAAAAAATTCTTTGTTAAAGAAGTCTTTGAAAAGAAATTTATTATTGAATTAGATCAACGGAATTATTCAAATACATTTGATGATATTTCAGAAGAAGAAAGAAAAAAACTTGAATGGTCATTCTGTAAAGATGATATTTCAATCAAACAAATTATGGAATCACATCATGGAACACTAGAACAAAAATCTGAAATTGCAAAATATTGTATTCAAGATTGTGATTTAGTTTTAACTTTATTAGCAAAATTAGATGTTTTAACAAATTCTTGTGGTATGGCAGATGTATGTAAAGTTCCTCTTGAATATATTTTCGCTAATCGTGGACAAGGAATTAGAATTTATTCTGCTGTATTATATGAAGCTGCAAAACAAGATCAAATTATTCAAACACAAGAATGTGCAGAAGGTGATATTTCTTATGAAGGTGCTATTGTTATTGAACCTAAAATTGGTATGTATTTAAATAATCCTATTGCAGTCTTAGATTATAATTCTTTATATCCTTCAAATATGATAGCATATAATTTATCACCAGATACTTTAGTATATGTAAAAACTTATAATGAACATGGAAAATTAATTTCAAGAGAAGGATATACAGATGAACAAATTATAGAATTAAAACAAAAATATAAATTAGATGAAATATCTTATGATTTTAGAGATGGAAAACAATCATGTGGATATGTTCAAGAACATGAAGGTCTTATTCCTCGAACATTAAAATTACTATTAAAAATGAGAAAAGATACAAGAAAAAAGATGGAATTAGAACAAGATGATTCACAAAAATCTGTTTTGAATGGTCTTCAACTTGCATATAAAACTGTAGCAAATTCAATTTATGGTCAAACTGGTTCAAGAACATCACCTATTCGAAAAATTGAAGTTGCTGCATGTACTACAGCTATTGGTCGTGAAAGATTATTATTTGCTAAAAAAATTGCAGAAGAAGAATTTAAAGGCGATGTAGTATATGGAGACACGGACAGTATCTTTATCAATTTTGGTAAGAATTTAGAAGAAACTATAGAAACTGCAAAATTAGTTGGTAAACGTATTACTTCCTTGTGCCGTTCAGCACATAAAATTGATTATGAAAAAACATTCTTTCCATTTCTTTTATTTTGTAGAAAACGATATGTTGGTTTAATGTATGAAGATGATATAAATAAATCTAAGAGAAAATTTATGGGTATTGCATTAAAACGTCGTGATTCTGCACCTATAGTAAAAGATATTTATGGTGGTGCCTTAGATATTCTTTTAGAACAACGTTCTTTAAAAAATGCTGAATTATTTGTAAAAGAATATCTTGTAAAAGTTTTAAAAAATCAAATTCCTATTGAAAAATTTATTATTACAAAACAATTACGTGATGATTATAAAAATCCAGAACAAATTGCACATCGTGTTTTAGCTGATAGAATGACTTTGAGAGATCCTGGAAATATTCCACAAGTTGGTGAACGTATAGCTTATATATATGTTAGTGGTAGATCTGGAAAACAAGGTGATCGTATAGAAAATATTGAATATGTTCGTCAAAAATCTTTAAAAGCAGATACTGAATTTTATATAACAAATCAAATACAAAATCCATTAGCACAATTATTTGCATTAGGTATTGAACAAATGTCTGAATATTCACCAAAAATATATCCAGAATTTCCAGATTTATCTAAAGAAGAAAAAACTTTGAAAATTTTAGATTTAAAAGAAAAAGAATTAGATTCTATCTTATTTATGAATTCTAAATATTTACGTAAAGAAAAAAGAGGACCTTTAGATTCATTCTTTCGAAGTTAAAAAAAACGAATTTTGTAAATTAAAAAGGAAGAGGAAGAAAAAACATGTTTACATTCAAAATTTATAAAGCTATACTTCAAGCAAATCCAGGAACCCTTTACAACAGAAACGGTCCACTTTGGTTTAAAGACTTTATTGGGTATTTGATTACTCACACGGAAAAAGGAAAAGGTATTTTGCGAGCTGAATTATATTTTCTCACAAAATTTCGACGTTTCCTTTATCAACATGAATTCTTTGAGTTTGACAAGTTATACGCAGAAAAAAATGCTGTTTATTTAAGCATGTAAACGCATTTTTCATTTAGGGAAAGAAATGTATATATAATATAAAAAATGTCAGTAACTTCTATTGTAGATATTTTAAAAATACTTGCTGTTTATTTAAGCATGTAAACGCATTTTTCATTTAGGGAAAGAAATATGTATATAATATAAAAAATGTCAGTAACTTCTATTGTAGATATTTTAAAAATACTTGCTGAAACAAGAAATGGATTTCAAAGAAATTTATTACAATTGAATGATATACAGCGAGATTCTATAGGAAGAAATTTGTTTACTTCTGAACAATTATATTTTAGTTTATTATCAAATATTCTTGTAAGAAATTATCCAATAACAATAACTTTTCCAAATGTTTTAACTGGATTTTCAGATCCAGTACCAGTCATACCAACACAAGAACAAATTAATAGAGAAATTGAACCTTTTTCTTCAACAAGTTTACAAGTATGTTCTATATGTCAAGATGGGATTTCTTCCGACGGTTCGCGCCTACGCGTTTGTCAACATTCTTTTCATCGAAGTTGTATTGAAATGTGGTTTCGTGCGAGTGTAAGGTGTCCAATATGTCGACGTGATATTCGAGAGGATCCTTCAAGCCAAACATCTTCTGCTTCCACAGGAATATCATCTCAGGTTGAGAACCAGTGGGGGGGAGAGGATATAGAGGAATAATATATGATTTTCCATATTGTATTCTATGCATTAATCTACGTATATCATATTTACATTCTTTTAATAATTCTTCTATATTTGTAATAGAAGGGAATAATGTTTTAAAACAATCAATATTTGGTGGAAAACATCTTAAAATTTCAATAATTGTTGATTTTTTTTTAAAAATTATTGGAAGTTCATTTCCCGTTAATATGATTGGTATAACTCTATGAATATCTTCTACCCATTCAACAATTTTATTTTGTGCATGTGGATCAGATCCATCAATTTCATCTAAAATCAAACATGTTTTTTTTGTATATTCACCTTTTAAAAAAGATTCAATATTAATAACAGATAAACATGAATTTTTTAATTTTTCTACATCTTCATAAGATCTTAAAAATTTAGAAGCATTAATTTCTAAAGGATCAAATCCAAATGTTTTTGCTGCGCATAATGCCAAAGTCGTTTTTCCAATACCAGGTGAACCAACTAAAAAAATTGATTTTCTAAAATCTGATTTTAAATATGTTTCTAAATGTTGTTTAATATCTGTATGACCAATAATTTGTGAAAAATGTTCGGGTCTATTTAATTCACAATTCATTTATATAATTTATATCAAACAAGTATTAAATTCAAAAGAAAAAAATACCTTTTAAAATATAAAATGACAGTTTTAGGATCTCTTATTGGCAGTGGTATTTCTGCAGGTACTTTGTATTATACAGCATATAAATTAGGATGGTCATTATATCCCGTTATTTTGACGGGTATTGCAACATGGACTGTATGGAGATTAGTAGCAAAGAATGTATCTTTTCTAGATATGTCATTACCATCTGGACAACCATGGTATTATGTAGTTCCAGAAATGTTAATTGGATTAATTCCTCTTTATTTATTTTATACTAAATTTGGAATTACTGGATTAATTGTAAGTTTTGTATTGAATTTAGTATTTGGAATTTTTTCTGCATTAGTTCTTAAAATATAAAGAATTTAAGGCCATATTAAACCACATTTTTTAATAATATTTAATTTTGTAGCTTTTGAAGTTATTTTAGAAGGATCGAACGCTTTGCATGCTGTACCATATGGTGGTATACAAAGAGGTTTTTCATATGTCCAATCATTAGGACATGTTTGTGTTGCTGATGATATTATAATTTGTGGATTTAAAAGAAATTTGTAAGAAAAAAAAAGGATACATGTAATTAAAAAACTTATAAGTATTTTTTGATATAGTTCCATTCTCTTATATAATAAATAAGAAAATGGATATTTCAAAATATGTTATTGGAAGATTTTTAAAAGATACACCGAATTGTATGGTAAGACAACATATTGATTCATTTAATGAATTTTTAAATGAAAAAATACCAAATTTTATTCGAAATAGTAATCCATTTATTTTAACATTAGAAGATGAAAGACAAATACATATTTATATTGGTGGTCCAAATGGAAAAGTAAATTATAAATCACCTTTTTTTGATGATACTATATTATTACCACATGCATGTAGATTAGAAAATAAAACATATGCATTAGATATATATTGTGATATTCATATAAAATATATTTTTGATGAGACATCTGAAATAAAAATATTTAAAGATGTTTTTTTAGGACAAATACCATTATTATTAAAAAGTTCTTTATGTTATTTAAGAAGTTTAACATCAACAGAATTATTTGATATAGGTGAATGTAAATATGAATTAGGTGGTTATTTTATTATAGATGGACAAGAAAGAGTTTTATTAACACAAGAAGCATTAGGTTCAAATATGTTTTATTCATCAAAAAGAACAGAAATAAATACGAGTAATGATGTAAGAACAAGAACAGAAAAAGGAAGTATAGAAATAACAACAAATCCAAAAGAAGATAAAATTGAATTTGTAACAAAAATTTTTTCAGAATCTGAAGATGGTACAATTAAAAGTTATCATATATTAACAATACCATCAGAATCAAAACAACAAAATGATATACAAAAAATTACAAAAGAAAAAGATTATTCTGTTTTTTTTACAGATAGAATTCCTACATTTAAATGTAATGGATTTGATGATGAAATTCCATTATTAAGTATATTTTATGCATTAGGTTTTACTACTGATAAAGATATTTATGATGTTACATTTTTAGGATTAAAAGAAACTACACATTATGATTCTTTATTTACAGAAATGATTTTATCTCATGATAGATTTTTAGAACGTGAAAGATTAAAACAAGAAGATCAAACATTAGATGTAAATTTAATAATATTAAAAAAATTAACAAGAACAAAAAGTGAATCAGCTATTTTTCAAAATTTATATACAAATTTATTTCCACATATTGAAAAACAAAAAGAATCTATAAGTTCTTTATTTAAACGAAAAGGATTTTTATTAGGTTATATGTTTAAAAAAACTATTGATGTTGCATTATTTGGTGAAGAAGAAGATAGAGATCATTTTAAATTTAAAAGATTTCAAACATCTGGTGAATTATGTTTTATAGAATTTCGTAAATTTTTTAATTTAATGATTGAAAATATGTTAAAAGAATTAGATCGTAGATTAGAATTTGAGAAACAAACATATAAAGGAAAAAATATAGTAAAAATATTAAGTGAAGAAAATATATCTTATTATTGGAAATCTTATTCTTTATTAGATAATTTTAAAAAATCATTTAAAGGTTTATGGGATAAAAAATCGGGTGTATCACAAATTCTTTCAAGAATTTCATATATGGGTTCTATTTCACATTTAAGACGTATAAGTTTAATTATTGATAAACAATCTAAACAATTAGGTATACGTAAATTACATTCAAGTTCATGGGGATTTACATGTCCAATAGATAATCCAGATGGAAAAAGTATAGGAATTATAAAATCATTATCTTTATTTTCAAATATATCAACACAAACAAAAATTTCATTAATAAAATCAATTTTAGAAAAACAAAAAAATTTTAAATATATAACATCAATAAATCATTCACATTATAATCCAGATTGGACAAAAGTATTTATAAATTCAGATTTAGTTGGTGTAATTTGTTCTGATACAAATATATTTCATTATACATTAAAACAATTAAGAAGATCTAATGAATTTAATAAAACTGTTTCTTTAAGTTGGAATATTACAAAAAATATATATGAAATTTTTTGTGATTCTGGTAGATTATATAGATATATATATCAAGAAAATGTAAAATCTGATATAATTAAATCTTTAAAAAATTGGGATTCAATAAAAAATTATATGGATTTTATTGATCCATCAGAAAGTGAAACAAATAAACTTTCTATAGAATCATTTTCAAATATTCAATCTGAAATTCATGGACTCTCCATTTTATCACCTTCTGCATGTATTATACCATTCACAGATCATAATCAAGCACCTCGTAATATGTTTGCATGTCAACAAGTAAAACAAGCATGTTCATGGTTTCATACAAATTTTAAACAAAGATATGATACATTAAGTACTATATTAAATACTGTACAACGTCCACTATTACAAACTTGGACAACTGAAAAAATTCTTGCAGATGGTTGTATATCTTATGGTGTAAATTGTATTGTAGCTATTGCATCTTATAATGGATATAATCAAGAAGATTCGATAATATTGAATGATTCTGCAATAAAAAGAGGATTATTTTCATTAACATATTATCATACGTATGATTTTCAAGAAGAAATTTTAGATGAAACTTTACATATACAATCTCATATAACAAATTTAGTAGAAGAACCTAAATATAAAGAAACTGTACAACGATTAGTAAATAAAGATTATTCATATTTAGATTCAGAAGGAATTATTAAAATTGGAACAGAAATTTATTCAGATACAATTTTAATTGGTATGGTATCACCCGTTACAAATAATAATGGTACAATAGAAACATTTAAAGATGTATCAAAAACATCTAAAAAAGGACAAAGTGGTATTGTTGATTCTATATATAAATATATAACAACAGAAGGATTACGTGGAATTAAAATACGTGTAGCAGAATATAGAAAACCAATAGTTGGTGATAAATTTGGTTCAAGACATGGACAAAAAGGTACAGTAGGTATACTTTTAGCAGAAGAAGATATGCCTATGACATCAAGTGGTTTAAGACCAGATATTATAATTAATCCACATGCATTACCTTCACGTATGACAATAGGACAATTTTTAGAAACTATATCTGCTACTATTGGATTACATTTAGGTTGTTTTGTTGATGGAACGCCGTTTTCAACTCAAAATAGATTAGAAGATATAAAAACTATTTTAAATACATTAGGGTATCATCCTTATGGAAATGAATATTTATATAATGGTATGAATGGTGAATTAATAGAATCTGAAATTTTTATGGGAATATCATTTTATCAACGTTTTAAACATATGGTAGAAGATAAAATAAATTATAGAAATACTGGACCACGTACATTATTAACACATCAACCATTAGAAGGACGTGCAAATGATGGAGGATTACGTATAGGTGAAATGGAACGTGATAGTTTATTATCACATGGTATATCAAATTTTATACAAGAAAGTTTTATGAAACGTTCTGATGAACATGAATTTTTATATCAAAAAGAAACTGGTTTATTAGATTATACAGATAAATATATGAAATCATCATTAAAAATTCCTTATTCAGCTGGTTTATTTGTAAAAGAATTAGAATCTATGCATATACAAGTTAAATTAATATAAAAAACGTTTTGTTTTATTTCTTTTTAATAATATTCTTGGTGTTTTTCTTGGTAAATAACGTTTATAACCACCACTAACTTTTGCTGCTTCTTCTGGATTATAAGGAAATTCTTCTTCATCTTCTTCTGTCTCTTTTGATTCTGTCTTTTTTGGTTCAGTCTTTTGTGGTTCAGTATTTTGTGGTTGAGTAGAAATTCCGAATAATGAAGATTTTTTCTGGGTGGGTATTATATTTGAAGAAGAAGGTTCTATTACCTCAATTTTTGAACCTCCAAAATAACGTTGTAAATTTGTATTTCTTACAATAGGTTGATTTGAAAATTTTATCTGTGTACCAACATCATCAACAATTACAATTGGATAATATACATTATCTCTATCTTTAAACATAAATAAAATTTTTTTATCTGGATTGTTTGAATCACCAGAAATATGTTCTTTTACTAATAATTTTTTAGCATTATCACTATGATCTGTAAAAATATAAATATTAATATCAAATTGCATACATAATCTATCTATTTTTTCATCTGAACTTAATTTTGTTATTTTTTCTTTTTTTGTTGTTGCATCAATATCAATTTTATCTTTAAAAGATGGATTTGTTTTTTCTAATTCTAATGTAAATAAATCTACAAAAATTTCACGAACTCTTTTTATAGAACCATTATAAAAAGTTTTTGAATTGTATGGTATACTTCTAAATTTATTTGACATAATTGTTAAAAAAGATGCAATCAAACTTTTTTCAATATTTCTTGGTACTATATCAACTTCAATAATTGTAAATACTTTTAAATCTTTCTCAAATCCTTTTTCATGTAAATTTCCTAATGGTATAGAAACTTTATCAAGTTTTCCTTGAGAAACTTTTCCTCTTTGTTCATTAATAATACCATTCATTTCTTGTTCTTTTATAAAATTTGTTAATACAGAAGAAAGAAGTTTTTGTTTTGAAAATGTTTGTAATAATTTAAGATTTAAAATAATATTTTTTGTATTTTCTGGATTTGAAAGTAAATTTTCTTGAAATTCACATTCTTTTAAAGAATCTGTAATTTCTAAAACTTTTTCAAGACCAAGTATAAAATTTTCAATATCTGGTACTAAATTTTCTTTTTCAGAATCCCATACACGTTTAAAATATCCTATTTTTTTATTACCAAATTCTTTCTTAAAAAATTTAGCTGATATTCCTTCAAAATTTTCTTCATAATCTAAAGAATGCGTATATTTAAGAGAGGAGAGAGAAGAAGGAAAGGAAAGAGAAGAGAAAAGAGAAGGAAGAACTGAATCTTCAATAAAGTTAGGATTTCCAGCCGTATACGAAGCATTCGAAGTATATTCACCATACCAATTGAAAGAAAATTTTAATTTATCTTTTACTATTTTTTTAGTTTTTGGATCTGCAAAATGATACTTTATAAATCCTTTTCTTAAAATTTGTTCTGCACGTAAAATACAATCATTTTTTAATAACATTAAAATGAAATTTTTTAATGTTTCATAATTTTCTATTTGTATATCAAATTCTATTGGTAAAATATCTGGTGGAGGTAATTTATCATTCAAATAAAACATTTCATCAGTTTCATCTAATTGAAATCTTGGATATGTTTGCGGAGGTTTTCTATAATAATACGCGGCTGGGTATATAAAGCTATTTGGAAATCCCGCCAAATATGGGTAAGGGGATGCGAGGATAACATTTCTTTCGGGTCTGACTGGCGGCATCTTGATGGGAAAGAGAAGGGGAGATGTATTAGCAAAATGTTTTGTTAGATTCTCCCTAGCAACAGAAGGAATCCATTGAATACGTTTTCTTTCAAAATTACATGATGAATAAAAACATCTAAAAAAATCTATTATATTTAAATCTTTACCTTTAGAATATTTTAAAGAAGTTTCTGCAATTTTAATTTCATTTAAAATTGTTTTAACAATGTTTGAAACTAAATATCTCATATCATAAAAAGAATCAGAAGGAAAAAATCCTATTTGTTTAAAAAAATTTATAGTATCTGGATTTGTTTTTGAATCATCTTTAATAATATCTTCTAATGATTTATCATTAAAATCTTCTAATTTCATTGTTTTTTCATAACTTAAAAATTTATAAGCTTCTGGTTTTAAAATTTGTTGACATTTATTTATAATTGAATTTTCATCTGTATTTATAAATTTAAATTTTAAAGGTGAAAGAGAATCTCTTATTTCTATTAATTTCTTATAAAAATTATCACGTTGTTGATATGTTTTTATTGTTAATTCTAATAAATTATAAAAATTATTAAATAACCATATATGTTTATTTATATATCTTAATCCTATATCACGAACTTTTTTATATACATTATCATAATCTGCTAACATAACACCTTCTGTATCAATAGGAATATTTGAATCTGTAGGTTCTTCTGTTTCAATAGAATTTTTAAATCCAAGAAGATTTTTTTGAGTATCTTCTAAAACAGATTTAAAATTTGTTCCATCAGAAAAAAAAATATCTGGATCTTGTCTAGTTATTGAATTTATAGTTTTTAAAAAAAATGTATAATATCTATCAACATTTTGTAAAATATTTTCTCTTGTTTTTGTTTGTTCTAAAATTGTTATTAATTGTAAAATTCTTCTATCTTGTAAAGATGTTTCTAAATTTTTAAATTGTTGAAGAAAATTGGAAGGAGGTTTTTTCCATGTTTTTTCTATAGTATCATATCCAATAATTTCATAAATATTTCCAATAAAATCTAATACAACTTTTGAATTATAACTTATATCTTGTTTTGATAAATCTTTTGTTAATCTTTGTATAACATTTTCTAAATTTTGTTTTGCTATTAAAATTTTTGTTTTTAATGTTTTACTTCCTTCATCTAAAAATTTAGGATCACCACCTTGATTTATAACATTTTTTATAAAATCATTTAAATCTTTTTGTGATTGTACAACTCTTTTTGTAGCATCAATATATTCTTTTTTACTTTGTATAAGATTTATAGGTGATATTGTATATTTATTTTCTGTATAAATAAAACCAAGTTTTTCTAATATAATATTTCTTTCTTTTATTTTTTCTTCTTTAACTTTTTTAACTTCTTCTAATATATTTGTTTGTTTTTCTTTTCTTTCTTTTAATAGTTTTTCTTTTTTATTAAAATCTTCATCTTCTAATTTTGATACTCGAATTTCATATTCTAATTGTGCAAGTTCTTCTTCTTTTTTTTTCCTCTCTTCTTCTGTTATTTGTTGTTTTTGTTGATTACCACCTCCTAATTCATTTTGAATTATCAATTCTAAAATTTGATCTTGAGTTCTCTGTTTTCCAGATCTATCTTGTAGATACTTTTTGTCATAAAATGCCTTATTTGTATTATATAAAGCTTGAGCTTCTTGTTTTTTATTTCCTTTTCCTTTACTTTTTCCTCCTACTAAAGTCTTGTCTTCTCTAGTATTTGAATTAACACTATTTTTTAATATATTAATTAAAAAATTTCTTCGTTCTTCATTTTTTTTACTTTTAATAATCTTTTCTTTATTTTTTTCATATAATCCTTTTAATTCAACATTAGAATTTAATGAATAAAAAGATGTTTCTTTTTCTTTTTGTTCTATTTCAGAAATTTCTTCATTTAATTTATTTAATTGAGTAAATAAATCACCTTGTGAAACTACAGTAGTTGCCCCTGAAGAATCTTTAATTAACATTTTTGCATTTCTTCCCCAATTTGGTACACCTATTGCTCCACCTTTTAATTCTTTTCCACCTCCTGTCATCTTTGCAGCAGTTTCTGGTGATTGTTCTTCTGGAGATGGAGGTTCGGGTTCTTCGGAAGGTTCTTTTGAAGGTTCTTTTGGTTCTTCTGATTCTGCACTTTGAGGTGTATCAGTAAGAACTGATGTTTCTGTAATTTTTTCTTTTAAATTAGGTGTTATTGTAGAAATTTTTGTTAAATTTCCTATTCCCATAGGAATCGTGGAATCTGTAGATTCCAGACCCGTGGAACCCGTGGAACCCACACCCGTGGAACCCACACCCGTGGAACCCATGGAATCTTTTGTTGGCTCTCCAAAAAAATAAGCAGCACCAGCTACTGCTCCCGCTGCTATTGCTGGAAGTAAAAAACTCATTTCAAGTTACCTTATATTAAAGTAAAGATGTTTCATTTAGTTGAAAATACATATGGTAGAATAGAAAATAATTTAATAAAATCTTCAAAAATGATTGATTCATGGTATTCTTTTTTTTTTAATGTGAGCGCTTTACTAATTGTTTTTATAAGTTTATATTTTTTTTTAACAGCAAAGGTAGAAACACCGAAAGAATCAATCGAATTTAAACCTCAACCATGGTTAAATGCAGTCAGAAATGTCCCAATTACCGACTATGGACAAATTCCTCAAACTGAAATTAGAGATCGTTTACAGGGGTTTAGCTATCGAAAAAGCTAGAGAAGATTATGAAAAACTTTTAAAAGAAGGTATTCCAAAAGTAAAAAAAACACGTAAATTAAAGAAATGAAAAGTATGTCAGCATATATTTCAAAAAAAAATGTAGAAGTTCAAGGTCGTACTTATAAAATACAAGATTCACAAAGAATTTTAAATACTTTTAATGTATATAGAGGTGCAGCACAATGTTCTGCTCAATCATATAACCCTATTTTTTATAATCGTTTTAGAAAATGTCCAAAAATAAATTGTCCAAAACCTTTTGTTTTAGGTTCTATTTTAAATGGTGGTTCACCTAATTCAACATTTCCTTTTATTTTAAATGGTGGTTCACCTTCTTCATCGTTTCCTTTTCTTTTAAATGGAGGAAAACCTCCTTTACCTACTATTTTAAATGGTGGTTTACCTAATTCAATCGCTCCTTCTGGGTATAATGGTGGTTCACCTAATTCATCATTTCCTTCTATTTTGAATGGAGGAAAACCTACTTCTATATAATAAAAAAAACATGTTACCTTTTTTATTTAGTGGTATATTAGCTGGATTATTTATGGTATCAATATTTAATCCAGTAAAACATGAAATACCAGAATTACCTACACCAAATTCAAAAAAAATATATAAAACAAAAAAAGGTTGTATTCAATTTCATACAGAAGAAGTTTCATGTTCGAGTGAAGCTATTTCTATGAATTTAATAAACGAATGATTGAACAAATCTTAAGAAATAAAAATTCACAAAATATTTTTTGGTTTTTAATTGGATTTGGTATAACAATATTATTATTTCATAGACCTATACCTACTGAATACATTCTTCCAGTAGATCCACAAAAAATTAATAATCAACAAATAAAATTTGATGGAAAATGTTTTTTATATCGCGTAGAGGATGTTTCATGTAAATTAGATTCTGTAAAATAAATGGAAGGTGCGACTGATTTATCTGATTTATTAAGTGGTTCTCCCGTTCAACAACCCGCATTTGCACCTATGGTAACAGCTGGGGATCCCTTTATATCACCATTACCACCAGCAACATCAACAAAAGTTGCACCCGATTATTCACAACAATTTTCTATTTTAAGAGGTTCTTTACGTAATTTAGTAAGTTATTTATCATTTTTTTTAAGTGCTACAATAATGTCATTATCAAAACCGCGTGAACTTATATTACCATATATACCAATACAAGGTATTTATGGAGAAGGTGGTATTCTTTCATGGACGGGTTCAGCTGTTATTGGTGCATTAACAACATTATTATCTTTCGTATTAAATACAGTCTTCAATACATTACTATAAATATAAAAGTAATGATAAATTATCCTAGTTTAAGAATGAAATCACGTGGTTTTAATAAAGATTATCCAGTCCAAATAGAATCATTAATTTTTGGACCGGGGGAATATTTAACACCTGAATTTCAAACTAAATATAATATAACACATGTAATAAATTGTGCACAAGAAGAATTTAGTCCAACATGGTTTAAAACTATGTTTCCAAATAATTATATATGTTTGAATGCATATGATACATATACTGTAAATATATTAGATTGGTATCCAACATTTAAAGAAACAATAACTGAATGGCAAAAATTAAGTGAATGTAAAAATATTTATATACATTGTCATGCTGGTATGAATAGAAGTGGATTTTTATTTTTAGCATATTTTTGTTTTGAAAAATTATATGATTATGAAGATACAGAATTATATATAATTAAAAAACGTCCATGTGCATTATTAAATATGAAATTTAGAGATGATATAATAAAAAAAGTAAATCAATTATAAAGAATGGCAAATCTTGGACAAAATTCTGTATGGAATTCTTTAGATTCTGAAACAACAAATATTATGGGACCATCATATAGTTATGCTGATAATATTCAAGGTCCTTCTTCTATGGGTGTAGGTTCTAATGGTACTATTTCACAAATTGGTACAAATACATCAGCTATAACAAATTATATTAAATATATGATTAGTGGTCCAGCATTAGGAAATAGATATTTTGTTAATACTGGTGGAACTTGTGTGGCATCTGATAAATCTGTTCAATCACGTTATAATTATATTAATAATGTTTCAAGTGGAGCTGATATATTACCAACTGCATTAAAACAAGATTTAGGTGGTATAGCATCAGATTTTAATGGTTTATTACCTGGTATGTTACAAGATATGGAAGGATTAAATCCTATTAATTTATTTAAATCATTAGCATCTGATTCAGAACCTTCTTGTGATTGTTATCAATGTGATACAACGGGTGGACCAGAATCAAGATTTTTAACATTAGATTTAACACCTGATTTTGATTCATCTTTATGTCAAAAAGTTGATATATCAAATTGTATACAATCAAAAGAAGGATTTACAAATATGAATATGGATCCATTAATTTTTGGTGGAATTTTTTTAATACTCTTAAGTATTTTAATGATTAAAAAGTAATTAATTAAAAATGAGTGATAGTTCATTTCGAATAAAAAAAATAAAAGATCATTCGAAAAGTATTTTGGGAACTACATTAGATTCTGTACATCAAACAATAATAAAAGAATTACATGAATCTAATCAAAATCAAAGTATATTTAAAGAAAAAATTATTCAAATAGAAAAAGAATTGAATGAAATTGAAAAAGGAAAAGATGTTCAATCATTTGAAATTGCAAAAAAACATGATGAATTAAGAACATTACAATCAAAAATTAAAAATGAAAAACAATTAATTGAATATTTTTCAAAAAATGCTGATTTAATGTTACATTATTATAGTGAAACAAATGATATGAAACAAACAAAATCTAGTGATACAACAACATTTTTAAAATATATTGAAGTAGAAGAATCAAATCGTCCAACAAAAAAACAAATTTTTGATGAATATTTATCAAGATTAAAATTATCTACTATTATTGCAGAATCTATTGATACAGAACATTGTTATACATGTAATGTAGCAAAAGAAGAAATTACATCAGAAGGTATATTAGCATGTCCACTATGTGGAATAGAAGAATATATGATGGTAGTTAGTGATACACCTGGATTTAATGATCCACCAAAAGAACGTAATAATTATGCATATAAAAAAATTAATCATTTAAATGAAATTTTAAATCAATTTCAAGCAAAAGAATCAACAATTATACCAGATGATATAATGAATGAAATTATAATTGAAATTAAAAAACGAAGAATACAAAATATAGGAGATTTATGTGAAAAAGATATTCGTGAAATTTTAAAAAAAATTGATCGTTCAAAATATTATGAACATATTCCACATATAATATCAAGATTGAATGGTAATCCACCACCTACAATAACACCAGAAATTGAAGAAAAAATTAGATCTATGTTTCAAGAAATTCAAGCTCCTTTTCTTTTATTTTGTCCAGATGAAAGAACAAATTTTTTATCATATTCTTATATATTATATAAATTTTTTGAATTATTAGAATTAGATGATTATAAAATTTATTTTCCTCTTTTGAAATCTCGTGATCGTTTAATTAGTCATGATCAAATATGGGAAAAAATATGTGAATATTTAAAATGGGAATTTATTCGGTCAGTTTAGGAAGATATTTTGTTTTAATCCATATATCAGTAAAACATTCAGTACCTTCCCAACCATTAGCTTTTCCTTTTCTATTTGGATTAATACTCAAATAATATTCTAATAGAAATCCAGATATACTAAATAATTTTCCTTTATATAAAATCATATCATATTCTAAAGAATATATACCTTCCCAATTTGGATCACTAATTACACGAATTCTTGTTTTATCAACAAGATAATCTTTCAATTTACGAGTAGTCGTTTTTATTTCTTCTGGTTCTTCATATGTTCCAATATCTAAATCAACAAGTAAATCAAATATTTTTTCTACTTGTTCTTTTTCAATACAAAACCATTCTTGAGAACCAACATTTGTTTTATTAACATTATATTCATCAAAATATTTATGTAAAGATCGTTCAACAACTGACATATTTTCAACTTTAATTGCTAATTCAATTACATAAGGTTTTCTAAATGTTTCTGGTATAAATTCATTCGTTGAATTTGCTGATTTTAAACGTTTTTGAAGATCATTCGTTAATCCAATTTTTCTATAACCATAGTATAATTCATTTGTTAATACATAAACAAATCCCGACATTATATAGTAATATACAAAGAATAAGTAAATTTGTTTATATATTTATAAAATGGAAGAAGAACAAGAAAATATACCTCCAACACAAGATTTTTTTCAACAAAATTTTATGACACCAGAAGCAAATCAAGGAAGAAAAGAACCTCCTCGTATAGAAAGACAAAGAATCCAGATCCACATAATCCATCCGAAGAACTAAGAGCGACATTAGCAAAAGCATTTCGTGAATTAAATATAGGATTTGTTACTCTTAAACAAGCATTAAGAATGTCTAAAACACCAGCAGATAATCAATTATTTACAGAAGAATTTGAAAAAATTCAAGCCCATATAGATAGTATTGTTGTAACACGAAAAGGTGGAAGACGTAAAACAAAGAAAACTAAATCAAAAAAAGGAAAAAGAAAATAATTACGTTCTTAATATAAAAATGTCAGCTGAAATTGTTAATGTTATGATGGTATTAAGAGATCAAATAAAAATTTATCATTGGCAAACATTATCATATTCACGTCATATTGCTACTAATGATCTTTTACCAAAATTAGATACAAATATTGATCAATTTGTTGAAGTTTATATTGGAAAATATGGTAGACCTATATTAAAAGGTAAAACATCAACAATAAAACTTTTAAATTTTGATGATAAAGAAGCACCAAAATTTATTAAAGAAGCAATAAAATTTTTATCTATGAAACTTCCAAAAATATTATCAAAAGATGATACTGATCTTTTAAATATTCGTGATACTATTCTTGCTGATTTAAATCAAGTATTATATTTATTTACATTTGAAAAATAAAAAAAATGGAAAAGTATTTATGTATTGTTAACTATAAATAACTAAATGGTTAATTATAGTTGCCATATATGTCAAAAAGTATTTACGCAAAAAGGACATTATGATACTCATTTAAAACGTAAACGACCATGTAAAAAAGATAATACGATTGAAGCTCTTGTTGAAAAAAAAGTACAAGAAGTTTTAAATAAAATTTCAAAAGTTAAAATTCATACAATTATTGAAACATTTGTTGGTGCTGGTGGTTCCCATTTAGGATTTAAAAAGAATGGATTTCAAACAATCTTTGTTAATGATTTCTGGAAAGAAAGTTTAGAAACTTTAAAATTAAATAATCCAGAACTTGAAGGAAAAATAATTTGTGAAGATATTATTGAACTTGCAAAAAAAGATTTATGTTTTGAATATAAAATTAAACAAGGTGATTTATCAGTTTTAATTGGTGGTGTAGTATGTAAAGGATTTTCATTAGCTGGTGTAAGAAATCCATATGATGAAAGAAATTATTTATATATTCAACAATTAAAATTAGTTGAAAAATTAAAACCTAAAATTTCTATTATTGAAAATGTACCAGGAATGAAAAATATGAAAATTTTATCAAAAAAAGGATTTGCTCCAATTAGTAAATTATATATTAATTTTGAAGAATCTATTGAAGATTTATGTAAAGAAATTGATGAAGTTATTATAAAACATAAAAATAATAGAGGACAAATTATTGCTGTTAATAAAGGTTGTGGAGGAAATAAAACAAAACTTTTAAAAGAAAAAATTGAATTAGAAGAAAAAAGAAAAGTTCTAGAAAAAAATTTAGAAAAATATATGTATAGTGTATTTGATGATATTGTTGAAACTTATAAAGAACTTGGTTATAAAGTATATGATAAAATTTTAATGTGTAGTAATTATGGAGGATATACAAATAGAAAAAGATTAATTATTGTAGCTGTTAGAAATGATATTTCTATTGAATGGAAATGGCCAGATATTACAAATAGTAATGAAGATGAATCAATTCCAAATTTATTAACTGTAAAAGATGCATTTGATTTATTAGATTATGAAACTATAAATTCTCCTAAAAATGATCCAGATAATATTCCTATGAAACATCAAGAATCTACAATTGAAAAATTTAAACAAATAGATACAAATAAAAAAGGAAGTTATTCATCACGTGGTTCATCAAATAGATTATCATTTGATAAACCAGCACCAACTCTTGTTCCAGGACATAGTAGTTTTCAAATTCATCCAACTGAACATAGAAGTATTACAGTAAGAGAAGGTGCTATAATTACTGGATTTCCTCGTGATTATAAATTTGTTGGTTCACATAGTGATAGATGTGTTCAAATTGGTAATGCTATCCCATTTCATCTTAGTAATGCTTTAGCAAAAAGTTGTAAAAAAATACTAGATTTAATCTAAATCTTTCCAGAAATCTGGAGAATATTCAATTCCAAGATCTTTATGATACTTTTTAATTTGTTGAATATTTTCTTTTTGAGTTTTTAAATCATTTTCATTTGGTGGAAAATCAATTCTAATTCTTGATTCAATACTAATCCAATTTTTTATATATTTAAGATTATGTTTTTTCTTAACTATACATACACTTGCATCATGATTATGATGAATATTATTACAAGTTTCACATAATAAAACTGCAATTAATATATTATCAATATTATATTTAGAATATGCTCTCCAATGATCAATTGCCATTCTTTCAAATGTTTTTTCACATAGTTCACATTTTTTATTTCTTAATTTTATAAATGCATCTCGTGCTTCTTCTGTTTTAAAGAGATTTCGAGATATTATTAGTTTATCATGAGAAATTAGAATATGATTCCATGTATATCTAAGAGAAGAACCTTCTCCTTCTTTAAGTAATCCTTTCCTCCCAAATTTATCATGAAATTTTCTTAAAACTCTTTGAAGATCTCCAGGAGCATTAACTATATCTGGATTTCTAATTATTTCAGCTAATGAATTAGCAACGTAAGGATATTGAATGAGTTTCCACATAACCATTAATGCAAACATTCTTTCAATTTCTCTTTTCGATAGTGTTACATTTTTATTTGTTTCAAATATTTCTGCAAGTATTCGAAATTGTGTGTTTGGTTGTGTTAATTCAATTAAATTACATTCTGACATTATTTATTGAAGTTAAAAAGATTATTCTGTATAAATTCCGTTTTTAGTTTTTATCTATTTTTAATCTTTGGGTTTCTTCATCAAATAATTCTTTGAAAGCCACGTTAGCGATGAAAATTTTTCTTAGGTCTTCTCTTTGAATTAAATTCTTTTTTTTGAGAAATTCATTTTCCTTTTTTAACTTTTCCATCTCTGTTTTAAGTAGTGAAACTGCCAAATCAAGTTCATCCATTTTATTTGAGTTTTATGTATTTTTGTACTTTTACAAAAGAAATTCCATTTTTATTTAAATAGAAACTCCAAAACGTAGAAATAAAATTCTTCTATAAAGTTCTTTAATATTATTATAATCTTGTTTAAATTCATCAAATGGAATTTTTATATGTGTATAACCACTTTCTCCAATAATAATTTCTGTTTTTTCATAATTAATATTTATAAATCCAGCATTAGAACAATAAATTCCATACATTATACATTTTTCATTAACAAATAAATTTCTGCCAATAAACATCTTTCTTTTTCTTTAAAAAAAAATTATTTTCTCTATAAATTCCGTTTTACTTAAGATGAGAGCCAACTTTGAACTTGTTCAGAAAGAATGCGATCACTATTAAAAGCTGCAAGTTGATTACAGACGTTATTAATAGTTTTTCCAGATTTGTCATTAATATCAATTAGATTTAGCATATTAATGAAATTTGAATTTATGATAAATTGTGTAGCTCTTCCAATAAGTTGAGCCTTTTCACTTCCATTCATTTGAGAAAGAATATTTCTAACTTGTTGGTTCATTTTCTTCTTTTTTTAATAAAAAATAAAAATGTTGTTAAAATTCGTTTTTACTTATTACCAAAACCTCGCAGAACATCTCCATTTGAAGATTTTTCAGCTATTCTTAGTTTCCAAAGAGCTTCAGTATATTCACGAGTAGCTTGTTTACGATCTTGTTGGAATGTAGGTTCAATTCTTTTAGCTTCTTTTAGAAATAGCATTCCTGCATTATTTCCACTTTTAAGTGCATCGGAAGAAGTCTTGCCTGAAATGCGATTACGTCCCATCATTTTCTTTTAATAAATCAAATTAAAAAGAAAGAATTCCGTTTTAGATCTTTCTCAACGAAATATTGGGTATTGATGAAAATCCATAAGTAATATCTAGTTTATATTTACCATTAAGATCTTCTTTAAGAATTTTATCAATTTTTTCTTGTAAAGTTTGTATTTTTTCTTGTAAAGTTTTTGCATTTTCAGCATCTCTTGCTATCATTTCATTTGTATACAATACCCATGCTCCGTTATCAAATCTTGAAGAAGATGTGATATGAGAAAGCTGTTGACTACAGTTATGTTTTTCTTGGAAAGGTATACTAATTTGCTTTTCCCAATAACGTATAAAACCACGAAATTGTCTTTCTTTTTCCATCTGAATTCTATAAGCTTCTTGTTTGCGCTTCTGTTCTCGTTGAGGAGCGAGTTGTTCCTCAAGAAGAACATTTTGACGCTTAAGTTCTTTTAGAATTTGTAGTTGAGTATCATCTTGTTGTGGCACCTTTTCATTTTCAATATTAGGTAGTTTAGGGTCTTCCATTCTTTTTCTGTTTCATTCTAAAATATAAAAAGTTTTCCGTTTTACGACCAGTCAACAACAATAAATTCTTGATTAAGTGAGATATTAATAAAAGGTTTCATTTTTTCATCAATATCTTTTATATCATACATTTTTCCATCTTGACCTCTTGAAAGTGTTTTAAATTCAATATTTGAATCTGGAAATAGATCCATAAGTTTATTTATAATATCTTCAATATTATCTCTAAAATATTGATGAGGATGTATAGTTCCAGTTTGTTGTTTATGCTGTTCATAAACTTTAAGATTTATATTTGGAACTTCTTGTTTAAATGAAGTATTTGTAGTTGTTTCAGCAATCTGTTTAACTTTAAAATAAATTTGTTGAACTTGTTGATCTATAAAGAAAATACGATTTTTTTCATCATTTTGAATTTTTAATCCAAGCAAATATTCACGAGATAAAGGTTGCATTTCTTTCTTTTTCTTTAAAAACTGTTTTCTGTAATAAATTCCGTTTTTTTATTACAGTTTATAACCTTTCGAATGAGTAGAAGCATAACATTCATTTGCATAATGTGAATCTCTTCCACATCTATAGCAAGTTGATTTTTGAGAACATTTTTTTTCATGAACCATACATCCAAAACGACTAGTGAATTGTCTTTCACAATAATCACATTCCCAAACAAGTTCTTCAGCTTCTTCATAAGAACAATTTCTTGCAAAATGTCCATATTGTTGACATTTATAACATTTATCAGCATTACTAGTAATTTCTTTTTCAAGAAAGTTTTTTATATTTATTGGTAATTCTACTTGGCAATAAGGTCCGCCTCGAACATTATCAACTCCATATTTTTTCATATAATCTTTTGTCAAATTAGTTTCATCATGTTGATTAGTAATAAGTTTTGCTTCAAGGATTCGTATAGGTTTATGTTTAGTAGTCCATGAAGAACCTTTTCCATCAGAATGTTCTTGAAAACGTTTTGGAACATTATAAGATTTTCCAATATAATATTTATTTGATGAAAGTTCTAAAGCATAAACATATTCTGACATTTTCTTTTAAATTAAAAAATCATTTTCTGTATAAATTCCGTTTTACTTTAGAATTTTTTTAACACATAGGATAACATTATTAAGAAATTCACCATTATCATCATATTCATATTGACTACACCACAATTTTTTAATATCAGCATAATCTGAATCTTTCAAAGAAGGTTCTCGAAGTTTTGTAAGAATATTTTTAAGAAAATCAATTTGTCTTATAAAACTTAAAATACTAGGTTTTTTATTTAGAATTTCATCAAAATTTTGAATATCTTTTTCTGAATCTTTAATATCATATAGTGTATACAATTCTTCAAGTAATGATTCTGTTTGTTTCTTTGTTAGAAGTCTTGTTTTAAATAATACATATTCTTTCAAAGTAAATGTATCAATAATTTTTACAAGATTTTTTTTAGTTTGTTGTTGTTTTTTTTGAAGTTCTTCAAAATTACTTTTCAAATCTTCAAGTTCACTTTTCAAATAAATTAATTCAGAATTAACATTACTGAAATTATCATTGATTGTTTTAGTAAAACGTCTACAACAAAACATTTTTGTTTTAAAAACATTCTTTCTATTTAAGTTTAAAAATCCGTTTTAATAAAAAATTTTTATTTACCAATATTTTATAGTGAATGGTTTATAAATTTTATATATTGGATTATAAATTATTTGTTCATTTTTCCAATTTCTTGTATAACAACCTAATTCTTTACATGCATCTATATAAGATAACATAAGAAATTCTGGGATTGTTTTTTTTGTTTTATTAGCTAAAACTTCTAACGCTTGTAAATGTGTTAATCTTTTTTTATGTCCTCTTGAATCATATTCAATATCATACTCTAATTTTAAATTTTTAACAACAATAACAGCTCTTGGTGATGGCCATATTGGATGATCATACAATTTTCGTACATCCATTTTTTTTAATATACTAAATCTTATAAAACAAAAACAAAAAATTCGTTTTTTATTTTGCTTTTGCAATCCATTTAGGTAAGCCAAATAATTCACGTTCTTTTTTTGTTGTTCTTATAGAACCTAACATACGTTCAGAACATTCTTTTTTTGTTTTTTTTAAATGACATGTAATACATAATGCTTGTTTATTTGTAAAATCATTAGAACCACCTTTTGATAGTGGTATAACATGATCAATATGAAATTCACGAGGATTTAAATATCTTGGACATAAATTACAACATTTTCCTTGTTGTTTTCTTTTTAAAGTACGTTCTTTTTTTGTTGTTGGTTTTCTTTTCATATTTATAGAAATTTTAAAATTTAATTTCTATAAATATGTTTGTTTTTTTTTAATTCTTTTTTAAAAAAAATATTTTTTTAATTCCGTTTTTTTTGAACTTCACAATCTAGACCATTATGTCGTCTTTCTGTTCCAATAGGACATGGTGGTAAATGGGAAGTATTAGGTAATGTAAAATGATCTATAAAATAACTTTTATAAATAAAAAATCCAAGAAGAAGAATGATTACTCCAAAAAAAATCATTTATAATTAATTCATTATTTTATTTTAAAGTACGTTTTAATTGATGTACAAGAATATGAACTGTAACGAAAACGAGTGCTTTTACAACGGGTTGAGGGATAGGTCCTAAAGAAGGAACACGAAATAAAACATCTTCAGAAATTACCCAAAACGTTAAACCAGTCAATAAATAATACATTAAAGTTGCAGAATTTCCAAGACCAAACATTTTTATATTATAGATTTTAAAAAAAAATTTCATTTTTTAAAAAAAAGAAGGAAATGACCTCTTCTCTTTTTTTCTTTCACATATTCATTCCAACAGCAAATGAAACAACACCTCCAACTAATAAACTATAACTTAAAGATTTATTTAAACGAATCATATTAGGTAGAACTAATGATAGTAAAGAAACAAGTATTAATACAATACCTAGAAATGAAAAGATCCATCCTAAAGGAGACATTTTTTTATACTATAGTTGGAAAAGAAAATGGAGGTCTAGTTTGAATACGCTAGTCCAGCCATGCCAGACATAACACGTAAAATATTATAATTGATAGCGTATACACGTACATCCCATGTATTAAAATCTGGAGAATCATTAAATCCTGGAGTATTTGGTGTTTCTGCTTGTACTTGATCTGCCATATTCATTACAATAGTAGCAGTATCAATTCTAGAAAAGTTACATGTTCCAGAAGGTTGATGTTCTTCTGGTTTTAAAGCGAAAGAATAAGAAAAGATACCACCCTCTCCCCCCAACCTTCTTTCTCCTCCACCAAAAGAAACACCACCTCCAGCAAAGTAGCCCCCCGAATGATGTTGATAACGTTGTACTCTACTAAAATAATCACCATATCTACGATCCATTCTATCTTGTCCATTAATTTGTAACCATTGTTCATATACAGGTGAATTTGAAAAATCAA